AGCAAGAGAGAGATCAGGGATTGAAACGGCAGGTGTTTGCACACGTCTGCAACAATTACGCGAGACGTGGAGGATTACATGGCTCGAGCCAAGCTGCCAGTGGATCACCAGATATTCGCTGACGAGTTCTCTTCAATCGGCGCTCAAGGGATGGCGACTCGGTACGGCGTGGGAATCAGGAACGTATTCCATCGACGGCGTAGGGCAGAAGAGGCGTTAGGGCGAAGCATCTCAGTTCCCGCCCACCTAGTAAGGGACAAAACACCACGCCCGTCGGTGCGTCAAACGTTGAAGGTCGAGAAGGACATGACGATCCTCGTTGGATCGGACGCGCACTACGAAATCAACACGGTCACCACTGCACACTTGGCCTTCGTTGAACTAGCGAAACAGCTACAGCCTGACGTGATCGTCTTGAATGGTGATCTACTTGATGGCGCAAGCATTAGTCGCCACGCTCCGCTAGGGTGGGAGGAAAGGCCGACAGTGCAGGATGAGTTGAACGCAGTTCATCAACGGCTCGAAGAAATCGAGAAGGCTTCGCCCAGTTCAAAACGCTATTGGGTCATGGGTAACCACGACTCTCGGTTTGACATGAAGCTGGCTGACGCTTTGCCCATGTACAAAGGGGTGCCGGGGTTCACTCTACGCGAGCAGTTTCCGGCTTGGATATTCTCAATCAGCCTATGGATCGAGGGTGCGGAGCGGCCAATCATGATACGTCACAAGCCCATCGGCGCAGGCATCACCGGCGGACACAGAACGACTTTGATGTCGGGCACTCACACGGTATCCGGGCATACGCATCACCAAGAAGCTAAGCCCTTTACTGATCTCACCGGAACAAGGCTTGGTATACAGTTGGGTACGATGGCCGAACCTAATCAAAACACGTTTTTGTATACAGAAGATGGCCCAAAGAATTGGTCGTCAGGTTTTGCGGTGCTGTCGATTAAGAATAACTTTCTGTTGCAGCCTGAGTTCGTGCGAATTCATGGCTATCATGCTGCCGGTGAATACGAGTGGCGTGGCGAAATTCGTAAGGTAGACTTGGAATGATGAAGGAAATAGAGCCATCGGCCTACATCGTCGCCAATCAACTTAACTTCCTGAGCGGGAGGGTGGTTCAGTTGCTTACCGAGTACGCCAGAACCAAGGACATCAAGCTGCTAGAGGAGGCGTGTAACGACCTAGCAACGCTGACAGCGCGGGAAAGATTCATAGAGGAGAGGTTTGATGCCTAGCGTGACGGTGAAGGACTTGCCTGATAACTGTGAGTTAAGCATTACCGTTATTATCAGTGAGCTAGTTGATATCGACGATCCTAACCCACCGGCAGAGAAGCCGGAGGATCAGGACAAAGAGAACGTGTGGTTGGTCAGCAAGACGGGCGAAGGTTGAGGTAGTCGGGGACACCATCACAGACTGATTGGATGTAAATGGCTTCTTCGTACAGCGCGTCTTGGTAGTCCTGCTCGGACACGCAAGAGATCAGAACGACCAGTAGCAGGGCGAGTGGGTAGCGTAGTTTCATGCGTCACCCTTGATTAGTTTGTCTACCAGTTTGCAATCCAGTCTTGCGTACTCTGAGACGGTGAAACACCCAGCGTTGTAGACGCGCTCAAAGCTACGTTCTAAACGTGCTAGTTCTTCCGCTGTGGTGGCTTTTTTTAATAGAGCCAATGCTGATTGATAGTTTGTCATGTGATCCCCTTGGGCCGCCTATGCGGCCTCTTGTGTTGCGTGTTGGCTAACGAAGGCTGAAAGATTGCCGTCGTAAACAACCTCGAAAACGTCGCTGTCGTAGGACTTGCGCTTATAGGCTGTGAGATTCCAAATGCCAGCTTGTCGCGCTAGGTCGTAGCGGTATTCGGTATCACCGTGAGCATCGTGGCCGTCGGTCAGTTCTGCTCTTTCGTTAGCCCAAAGAAAGCAAGTTAGGAAGGGGCGACCGCCGATACGCATGAGGTCGATGGTGTCTTTGAAGTAAGACGCTGCACCAGACAGGTATCCGTCGTGGTGGATGTAGAAGGTCGCAGTGCTGAAGCCGCTTTTGATTTGGTATGTTGCTCGTGTTGACATTTTTTTTCCTTGAAAATTAGTGTGGGTGCGGGGCCGCTTACGCGGCCTTCCTTGCGTTAAGAATACGCCAAACCTGCAAGACCTTAGCGCGGCTGCCCTTGGCCTGCTCAACAGGCTCGTTGTGCCATTGGTCGATATAGCGACCTTCTTTAACTGTAAAAATATGACCACGGCTCTGGACAATGTAGGTTGCCGATGGGATAGCGTGATCGTTGTACCACTTCCTGATCGTGCGGTTCCCAGCATCATACTTGTCGGTTTCTCTTTTATTCAGGGACATCATGTATTCAACGTCAACATTCACGCCGAATTTTTTGCTCATGAGATCGCGCAAATTCTTTGACTGGGTGACTCCCTTCCAGCGGCCCGACAAATTGTACTCGGCTTTATAAGCGTCAAATACAATCTGTGGCTCTATGTCAGCCGCCATAGCTGCCGCGAATATGCCGCAGCAAGGCATTGCGTTGACGGGCTTTCCGTTAATGGTCGGTGTTGCGTTTTCCATGTCGTTCTCCTGTTGTGTGAAGCCATATTAAAAATAAAGTTTTCACATGTCAAGCGATATAACAAAAAAAGTTAAATTATTTTCGCGGGGTGTTGTACAATAAGGCTTGCAATCCGTTAATCATTCGTGGTATTTGGCGCGCATGGCAAAGAAAAGAGACCTTAGGGGTAGTCTTTCAAAGACTGACCAGCAACGACATTTTCCCGAGCTATTCGGTGGCAAGGGATCACGTCCAAGAATCGCGGGAAGGCTGAATAGCAACACTCCAGCCTATCAGGATGGGTGGGAGCGCATCTTTGGGGGGAAGACAGATGGGACGCACTAGGGCAATGGAGAACCGAGCCATAAGGCAAGAGGCTTTGAGAGAGCAACTTTCCAAGCAGAAGCACATCGAGCAAGTCGTTGATATTGCTACCAAATTAGGTGATGTGGATAACGAATTAGACCCAGCCACGGCTAGTAGGTTGAAGGCTGCAGCGGATCTTCGCTTAAAGCTCATTAGCAAGTATCTCGGGGACGTGAAGGCGGTCGAGGTAAGTGGGGAGGGTGGGGAAGCATTGACGATCAACGTGCAGTCCTTTAAAGATGCCTAGTATCTCCATACCGAATGAGTGGACACCACGTCCGCATCAAGTGGGGTTGTTCAAGGCATACGACGCAGGCACTAAGAGGTTCTGCGTGGTGTGGCATCGGCGTGCAGGCAAGGACTCAACTGTCCTGAACCTCACCGCTAAAGCTATGCTGGAGAGGGTGGGCACATATTGGCATCTGTTCCCCTATCAGACTCAGGCGCGCAAGGCCATATGGAACGGCATCGACTCGCAGGGCCGGAACATCCTCGACCAAGTATTTCCGCATGAGATACGCAAGCGCACCAGCAGCCAGGAAATGCTGATCGAGCTGGTGAACGGTTCTACCTTCCAACTCAGCGGCTCAGACAATTACGACAACCTAGTGGGCAGCTCGCCTGTGGCGGTGGTCTTTAGTGAATGGAGTCTGTGCGATCCGAATGCGTGGGCATATATCAGACCAATCCTTGCAGAAAACGACGGGTGGGCTTCGTTCATATACACACCACGGGGCAAGAACCACGGGTGGAGCCTATACAATATGGCTCGCAAGTCTGACGATTGGTATTGCGAGAACCTCACGGTAAACGACACTAAGAGAGAGGACGGGTCGCCGATCATCTCGCATGAGATCATCGACCAAGAACGGGCGGAAGGCATGGAGGAAGCACTCATACAGCAGGAGTTCTATGGCTCGTTTGAGTCACAGATCGCGGGTTCGTACTACGCTGACCAAATAGCCGCGGCCAAGGATCAGGGACGCATCGGAAGGCTACCTGTCGAACCCTCGCTGCCTGTACACACTGCATGGGACTTAGGTATAGCAGACGCGATGTCGGTGTGGTTCTTTCAGTCTGTGGGCAAAGAGATCCGGCTAGTCCACTACTACGAGGCCACAGGCAAGGGCATGGAGCATTATATCCAGTATCTCAACCAATGGGCCAACACCAATGGCGTGATGCTGGGCACACACTTGGCACCGCACGATATCGAGGTCAGAGAACTCACGTCGGGACGCTCACGCAAGGAAACAGCGAGGCAGATGGGAATATCGTTTCGCACTGTACAACGTCCACGGGTGAAGGCTGAGGGCATACAGGCGGTGCGTCGTATGTTCCCTAGGTTCTGGATAGATGACGAAAGAGCGGAGCAAGGTTACAACTGCGTGGCATCATATCGGCGGGAGTGGGACGAAAAGGCTGGTCGATTCAGAGACAACCCAGTGCATGATTGGGCATCGCATGGCGCAGATGCACTGCAAACCCTCGCCCTAGGATGGAGAGAGAGCTTGTCACCGGCACACATCCAACGCGCACCACAGACGGCTAAGGTAGAATTTAATGTCTTCGGATAACGTGTACGCTGTGTTCACCGCAGCACGGGAGCACTGGTGG